TGGACCGCCTGTGCGCTGGCACGAAGTCACCCCAACTCACGAACCCGTGGAGAACCCTGACGAGCCGTACATCGATCCTGCGACCCCCGAAAAAGTCCCGGCCGGGAGGTTTTCATGAATGATCTCGACGTGTCCGATCGCAAGTACCGGTATTTTATCGACGACCTGCCAAAGCGCAAAGGCGAGGAGGTAATGCGTCGCCGAATCGCCGGTTCTTTTGGTATGACTGAAAATCATCCTTTCGATAGTTGGTACTGGAGATGGAATTTACCGCATTCTTTATTAATTTTCGTGCTGTCTGAACTTATTTTGACTAGAAAATACCGGCGCCAGGCACTGCCTGATCATCAAAGGAAGATCGTATGATGAGTGATCGTGGCGCGAAGCCTCTACAGTGGCCGCTACAGCGTGGGCTCGGAAAAGTCTACAGCCAACACAGAGTCCAGAAAAAGTTCCGGCCTGAGGCCGAGCATATCTCTGGCTATGTCTACGCTCCCCGGTTTTGGATTTTTGATGATGAGTATCTGTATGGCCCCTCGCGGAAAATACGTTGGCCACACGACAGGCCGCTCGAATCAGAAATAGAGTGGTCTGGGATGTGTGGGGTCTATGCCTGGAAAACTCTGCAACCGATTGCCGAATGGCTGAAGAAACACCAGAGCCAGCCGGTAATTGTTGGTACGGTCATGTTGTGGGGCTCGATTGTTGAGCACGGGGCTGGACCGCAGGGCCAGGCTGCGTGTTGGCGTGCTCAATTTGGCCGAGTTCACACTCTCGACTTAAAGTGTATTGAGGGAGTGCCGGTAAATCCGGAGCATGAGGACGACCACATTAGGCATCTTCGCAGGAATTACAGGTGCGATGGACACACAGAAGATGAGCCCTAACCGCAATTCAGTCGTCATCATGTGTACGATCGACCTCCTGCCGCTTTCGATGCGGCTGTTGGTCTATGAGTTCGGATTCAAGATCGTGCTGGCAATGATCGACGATGGCTATGACGATCCTGTCGAGCTTCGGTCATTGCTAGAAACACGCCGGAAGCGTATGCAGGAGGCGTGGCTGGCAACGGACTACGTCAGGCCACGCAACCGGATGCACTGACGGTCTTAACTATGACTGAAAACAAGCTGTTGATGGCCCTCAAGGGCGGTGGTTCACTGTTATCCGATCCTGGCGATTGGACGCCAGAAGAACAATGCGCGATGGCTAAGGATGGGGGGCTGATTCCGCCTAACCGAAGGGTGGCCTATGAGACACGGATCGAGTGTCTTCGCCTTGCTGTTCAGCATATGGGCGGAACTGCAAGTTGCGAGGAAGTTCTAAGGGCTGCTAACGAATTTGATAGATTTACGCGAGGGCTTGAACCTACGTGGATGACATCAAATGACCTTGATTGATTCCGCTCCTACGTCACGAAACCGACTGCCTGCGCTCCGAAGCGATGTTCTCGACGAGGACGAAGCTCCGGACAATCCGGGATACCTGACGGTTGAGGCGCTGCACAAGCAAGTGCAGAACTACCTCACCAACAAGCAAGCCGAAATTGAAGAACAGAAGGAAGGGCGCCGATATTATCACTGCGCCCAGTGGACGGCGTCCGAACTGGAAATACTCCGCAAGCGCAATCAGGCGGTCATCACTTTCAATCGCATCAGCCGCAAGATCAACCAAATCACTGGCATCGTGCAGCGCAACCGGCAAGACCCGAAGGCATACCCGCGAACGCCTAAGTACGAGCAGGGCGCCGAGGTTGCCACTCAGGTCGTTCGCGAAATATTAGACGCGAACGAGTGGCAGTCCACGGAAAGCGACTGCATCCGTAGGGCCGGGTTCGAGGCGATCGCGGGAATAGAATTTGATCTAGTGAAAGGCGACCATGACGACCCAGATGTCTCGATGAGGCGAGCTCGGGCCGAGAACTACTTCTATGACTATCACTCGCTCGATGAGGATTTCTCTGACAAGACCTATGACGGCATGATGAAGTGGATGCATCTGGAAAACGTAATCGAGATGTTTCCTGGCCAGGAAGAAGAACTGCGGGCGATGACCAACATGGGGTCTGACCTATCGAGTAATCCGGACAGCGACAACAAGCTGTTTTTTATCGGCGCGCAGGGCATGATTCGCCTCATCGAGCATTGGTACAAGCACAAGGGCCGCTGGTGCTGGTGCTTCTATGTTGGGTTCCACAAACTGCAGGAAGGAGAGTCGCCGTTCTTCGACGAGAAGGGCGAGAGTCAGTCGCGGTTCAAGATGTTCTCGAACAGCGTGGACCAGGACGGCGATCGGTACTCATTCGTCCGCAATCTTCGCGGCCCGCAAGATGAGATGAACCACCGCCGCTCAAGCGGTCTGTATCGCTCCGTGTCGCGGCAGATAGAAGTCGTCAAGGGGGCCGTGGATGATGTTGAGGTCGCGCGCCGAGAACGCGGCAAGCCGGATGGCGTCATAGAGCGCAATCCGGGCGATGGGAACGCGATCAAGTACATCGATCAGTCGGCTGACATCGCGGCACAGAGATCATTTTGGGAAGATGCACGAGACGAAATCCAGAACTGGGCGAACATCGATGCTGCTGGAATGGCTGGCATTACCAAGAACCTATCCGGTCGCGCCATCAGCGCATTGCAGCAGCCTGGCATGGCTGAACTAGAGCCGTTCTTGAACACGATCAAGCGGTGGCGGCTGCAGGTTTATCGCATGGCCTATTGTACGGCGCAGCGGCATTGGACTGCGGAACGGTTCATCCGCGTGACCGAGGACGACCAGCTTAAAGGATTCCTGCAGATCAACGGAATGGAGCTCGACGAGTACGGGCTTCCGGTCATGGTCAACGCCTTGGGCCAGTTGGATGTCAACATCCTGCTCGACGAGGGGCCGGACACGATCACGATGATGGCTGATGCCTACGACCAAGTTGCGCAAGACCCGACGATTCCTTTCCCGATCAAGTTGGAGCTGATGCCGATCCAGGGATCGGTGAAACGCAAAATCCAGGGCATGCTGCAGCCGCCGCCGCCGAACCCAGCGGACATCGCCGCCAAGGGCATCGCCCTGGAGGCCGCTAAGGCGGACGTGGAAGTGCGTCATTCTACCGCGGTCAAGAACCGCGCGGGGGCCGTCAAGAGCGTGTTCGACGCCGCGGCCTCTGCCGCCAAGGCTGGCCTCGATTCCGCTCAGGCCGCGTCTGAGGGCCAACAGGATGCCCCGCTGCAGCCGTGGCAGGGTCAACAGGGAGGCGGCCAATCGCCGATACAGCCTGGAGAGCCTGTACCGGCCATGCCGCCTGCCCCAAGCGGGGTGGCTTCCCCGCCGCAACAGCCCGGAGTGGGGCCGCATCTCGGAGCGCCTACGGGCGGGCAGAGTATCGTGCCGCCGCATCTGGGGGCAAGGGTGGCGCCGGACGGAAAAATGTATGTTCCGGACCCGCAGCGCCCTGGGCGCTATCTTATGGTGGCATAGGATCATTACGCTACCTTATGGGACTGCCGGTGATGAGGAAGGCAAATCGATCTCGATCTAATAGGGGTTTTAGATGGACCGTTATGGGACATAAGGGGCTGCCGGTGATGACGATCTCGATCTAATAGGGGTTTTAGATGGACCGCTCAGAAGAGCTTTCCAATTCATTGCTTCGCCAGTTGCCTAGCTACGACGACAGGGCAGGCGACCTAGAATCAGCCATGCTGAATGACCCGTTTGAGCGCGCCGCGTATCGCGTGCGCCAAGCGGCTCGGCCGACCGGAGGCAGGCGCGAGGGGGCTATGTCCGAGGCTTTGAGCGATCCGGCGTTCCTCTTCAAAGCGTCTCCTCTCGGGGTGGCGCGGGATGCTATGACTGCGGCCAATGAGGGCGACTATGGCAGGGCCGCGGCTACGGCTGCGCCGTTGGCAGTGCCGTTTGCCGGTCCGCTTGCTCGTGGTGCCGGCGCTGTACTGAGGGCTGCGCCCCGAGCTGCTGCTGCCGGTGCAGGGGCAGCGGCCGCTCTCGCGCCCACGGCAACGGAGGAAGTTCGCGCCGCTGAACCTGGGTCAAGTTCGGATTGGTGGCGCACCCCGCGGGAGCCGTTCGCCCATCCGGAGTTTGTGCCACCGACGCTGACTGCAGATGAGCGCGATCAGTTTACGCAGCCGGAATTTGTCGCACCCGAGCAACCGCCCCGACCGAATCTCGAAGGGCTCGGGCCAATGGCGCGCAAGGAGACGCAGGCGCGTTACGACACCCGCCTGGAACGGGCGCAGGCCGCAGCGGAGGATGCGCGCAAGGAATACGCTGCGCGACAGGCGAAGATGGACGATGCCGCTACGCGATTCCTGGAGAACAAAACTGACAAGGCGCGCCAAGATTGGGAACGAGCGCGGGATGCAGCGTTGGAGGCGCACGCGGCAGAACAGGCGCGCTTGGATCAGAGGGACATCGCGTACAAGCTGCAAAACCAATCGTTCCGCGAGTCGCATCCTAACCTGACGCTGGCGGCCCCGGCGATCGGAGCAGGAATTGCCGGGGCGATTCCCTATGGCGGTCGGATGGCGGCGCGGCGGGTCAACAACACGATGGCCGATCAGCTCTTCGAGGCAGTCGGTCGAGCTCGTGGAGCAATTGGTAGCGACGCCGCTACACGGGCAGCGGCCCGCGGCGAGATGAAAGCAGGGCTTGGGCCTTCGGGCGTTGGCCGCATGGTCAATGAGGCGCCTGGCACTGGCACATCATTGGCATCACTTGGCACAGGTGCTCTTTCGTCTGCCGAGGCTGGGCTGATCCCCTACGAAATCGACATGGCGACATTGCCGGAAGGCAGCCACGGGCGCCAGGAGGCTGAGAACTATCGCAATTGGCTGCAACGTGGAGGATTCAGCTCACTAGGCGGCCTACTCGCAGCGAGCTACGGCCTGAAGGCTCCGCTAGCCGGCCAGAAGCTGGTGCCTCCGACTGCTGAGATGGAGGGATTACTGAGTGGCTTGGTGACACCGCGCGCACCTAAGGCGTCCGCGCAAAAGGCTCCTGCGCCGCCCCGCAAGCGCCGTTTGATCGCAGTATCAAACGAGGAATAGCCGGTGCCCCAATTCATCCCCGTCGATCACGATCCTTTCGACATGGCAGACACGCTGGCTGGGGCGAGTGATTGGCAGCGCGGAGTGGATCGGGCGTCACAACTTGGCACAGTACTTCTTCGCAAGTACGGCATCGCTGGCCTATCGGCGCTCCCGCCGGCTGTCGCGGCTCATGTACAATCGCGCCTGATTCCTGTAGACCATGATCCATTCGCAGGAGAGGGAAACCAAAATCAGCCCTAGCCTCGGGTTGAGAGACTGAAAATCGCCACTGGGCACGGCGACACGCGAACGTCGGATGACGTGCGCATTCCCTGAGATGGAGCCTTCAGCATGCTGAAGCGTAGGTCGATTGGCTGGCTCGCTGGCACAATTATAGCGGCGGTTCTCGCGTGCAGCTACGCAGTGGCACAAAACGCCTTCCCGACGCCTGCTGGATCGAACGCGAACGGCGAAGTCGCCATGTGCCGCTCGGCGGCCAATTCGGCGCTATTCGTCCCGTGCGACACGACGAACCCGTTAGCGGTCAACGCTACGGTCACGGCCACGGCCTCGATTACTGGGTTCCCGACGACGCAATCGACTGGCACACCGATTGCGGTGACCACTGGCGGTGTTACCGGAACGCTACCGGGTGGAACGGTTGTCGTGGCGACCAATGTCGGGGCTACGAACGGAGCTTATTGCAAGCTCGGAGCATCTGCTAGCACGAGCGACCAGTTCATTGCGCCGAACGGAGGCTGGTTTGCCTTCACGGTCGGCGCCTCAACGCAGTTGACCTGTATCACATCGACGAGCACGACCACCGTCAACATGGTAGGAGGCACGGGCTTGCCGACTGGAACTGGTGGCGGCGGAGGCGCAGGCGGCGGCGGCTCGTCGGCAATCACGACCTGGGCCGGCGGCACACTCGGGGCGATGGCGAATTACGGAACCTCGCCGGGAGCCGTCCTCGTGCCAGGCGTGAACGCATTCGTCACGAATACCGTTACCGCCAATGCTACGCTGAGTGCAGAAACGACCAAGGTTATCGGCACCGTCAATCAGGGCACGAGTCCGTGGACGGTTGGGGGTGCGTCGGCTACCGGATCTGCGCTTGCTGGCAATCCAGTCCGAGTCGGTCTGTCGGACGGCACCAATGCGCAGAACTGGCTGACTGCGTCTATTCTTGGCGATGGTGTAAATGGCAACAACACTGGCGCTGTTGGAAATTGGCTTTTCAATGGCACTACTTGGGACCGCCAACGAGGAACGACTTTAGGCACCTGGGGCATTATACGAGACGCTGCTGGCAACGCCCGCGGTGCTAACGTCAATGCCTCCAGTCAATTGTCAGTTTCTTGTGATAATGGCTGTTCTGCCACTACTGCAATCACCTCGTGGGCTGGCAGTACCCTTGGCGCTATCACGACCTATGGAACAGCTCCTGGTGCTGTGCTTGTCCCGAGTGTTAATGCGTTTGTGACGAACACCAACGTCAATCTCGCAACGAACGCGGATGGTGTTGCGGCAGTAGCTGCGAATGCTGCTGGGGCGGGGTCGCCGGTCAATAGCGCCAATTACACTTGGAACGGCTCGACGTGGGATCGTCAGAAAGCTCTTGCTGATCCATGCTCATATCAGAACAAGACCAATCTTGCGATTAGTCAGAACGGCACGTCATCCGTGCAACTCGTTGCCCTATCCGGATCGACAGTGATCTACGTATGCTCGATCTTCCTTATGACCAACAGCACTGCGACGACGGTCGCGCTTACGACCGGGACTGGAACTGGCTGCGTTACCGGCAATGATGCGGTCGTCGGCTCGACAACCGCCAACATCGCCAACAGCATGAACTTGATCGCTGGGGCGGGGTTTACGCTTGGAAACGGAACTGGAACAGTGGCGAAAGGCGCGGCTGCCAGCGAACTCTGTATGATCCTCGGATCGAATGTTTTTGTGTCCGGCAACATAACTTACGTGCAACAATGATTGGTAAAGATTTAGCATTTGGCTTTGCTCTCCTGGTGTCAGGCGTTTGCTTCGCGCACGCACAGGTGCCGATTACTGGCGCTGGAAAAGTTCCAACTGCTGGTTGCCCTGTAGGGGTCACGACTCTAGACCCCGCGAATAAGGGCGCCAGCAGCGCCATCGTTCTTAGCAATTGCGATCTCACCGCCACGTCAGGTGTCTCGCCTAGCAACGCTAGCAACGTCCGCGGGACCGCATCACACACAACTCTTGTTTATTTTTGTTCGTTTTTAATCACCACGACGGCCGGTGGCGAAAGCGTAGGTATAGGTATTGCTAATACATCCTTTGTCATCGGCGATCCGGCGTCGGGAAAATGGCTTGGAAACGGAACTGCTAGTTCGTCTATTGCATCTTATGACACAGGAACAGTTTATGAGAATGGCAGTTCCATCGGAACGATGCCAGCGTATACAAGTGGCGATGTGGTCGATTTATGGGTTAATTTGGATGTTGGCGTTGGCACTGGCCTTTTTGCTGTTCGCGTGAACGGCGGGAACTGGAATGGTAATGTTGCTAATACTCCGACTGTCGGCGCTCTCGGATTCACGTCAGGGACTTGGTGGCCGGCAATTCAGACTAACGCAGTTGGCGACACCCTGACGGTTAATTTTGGCGCCACCGCTTATACCTATGCGCCTCCGGGCGGGACTAATAATTGGTGAGGACCATCCAATGATTAAACGGGTGATCTATCTATTGTTGCTATTGTTGTTAGTGGATGGCTCGCAGGCGTCGGCGCAGTTTGCTCAATTTCAAGCGTCCTCTCCTTCTGCTCCTGCTGGTGCTGATGTCGTTTGCACATTTACAACAGGCGACTGCACTGGCACAGGTGGCGGTTCAGGTTTATTCACAGCAGGTACGTGTAATGGTTCTGCCAACGATACTGCGTCGTTTAATTCGTTTGTGACGTGGGCGGTAGGCACTTGGCAGGCGAGTCACACGGGACTGATTGAGCTGTTCATTCCGTCCGGGTCTGATTGTGTACTTAATCAGGTTTCCGCTCCGATCGTCACATTCAAGGGTATTAAACGTTTAGTTGTTTCGGGTTACGGGGCGTCAATAAACGGGGTTTACAACCATCTGGCCGGAGAGACGTATATTGTTAATAACACGATTAGCACGCGAGTTCAGGCCGTCTCGCTAGGCGCGACCCAGGTTACTGTCAACCCTACGTCATCCACACAACCTGCTGCGTCGTGTCAGACGCTATCGGCCTGTGCCAGTCTGTTTACAGTTGGGCAATACGCCTTGCTTGCTGGATTTGATCTTCAGCATGGGACCGGGTTTCCACCCAATCAATTCTATTTTGACTATGTTTTGATTAGCGCGGTTAACACGACCACGGGCGTCGTAACTTTTACAACCACTCCGACCACGAACGCCTACAAGACGACATGGCCGAACTTCTTTCAAGGTGACTCAGGTTCTCTCGACGCGGGCGGTCCAGCTACGCTGTATGCACTTTGGCCCGAATGGGATATAGATATAGAATGGAAGGGCCTGACTTTTAATCAAAGCACGAGCGCTAATTATCAAGTAGATGCAAGTGGTCGATTAGTTACTTTTACTGATACCACTTGGACCAAATCGGGGCAAAACACTTGTGTATTTCCGACCGCCAATCAAGTTTTTACAATCGTAAATTCCATGATGACTGGCTGCCAAATGGAGTTTGACAAGTCCGTAAAATTTTTCTCGATGAGCGGATCGACGCTCAACAGCTTGGTTTTCCAGAGTTCGTCTGCTAGCACAGCTTATACCATATCTAACTCAACCATTTTTAATATCGTTGGTACTCCATATGACTTGACAATCACTGGCTCAGCAATAAACGGTCAAATCGTTCCAGGTACGCAGTATGGATACGCCAAGTCGCTTTCTATCACAACATCTTCGGTCAATTCTCTAACGGGTCCGGGAGGAGTTATATGGAACGGAACCAACGGAGGAAATAACGGTTTCGATAATTTCGCCACCATGACGGCTGGGGTTATCGCGATATCGAAAGCATACCTCAACACTGGAACCGTATCGGTCACATCATCATCTTGGATGGCTCCTGGCGCAAACCTTTGTTGGACTGACGACCTTTATGGCTGCGCCACTATCTTCCAGGTCACCGACGTTACGGATGATGCTACCAACGTCTACGTTCACACGAGCGATGTTACGCGGAATGCGATTCCGAGTTGGTCGTATGTCGGCGCTCTCGGTGTTCGTAGCCATCCGGCCCCGGTGTTCACATGTACAAGCTGCTTTGGAGTCGCCAACGCCCCTGCCGGATCGCCGCTGTGGTCTTATTACTCGAAAGTATGGGATAACGCGAATGGAAGTGGGTTCGGCTATTATATATGGGGGAACATCGCGACCATCTCGGCCAATGTCACGGCTGCTTATACGGGCGCAACGACACCGGCAAGTGACGGCATTCGCCCAGGGAACGCGATCGATCCATCCACCTTTGCGGTAAATAATTATCTATTGGCCACGGTTGATTTGAGAACCGGTGGCTCGCGGACACTTGACACCAGCGGAGGTTATCCTGCTAGTTGGGGTGGGGTGGTAGGTACAGATAACCTACCCAATTTAACTTCGGCGGCGTGGATCACTAACCAATTTTATAACACATTGACCGATCTAAGTGGTGACCCATCGCACCCGTTTTCGATCTTAGTCACGGTTACAACCAACCAAGGCGTTGTGGTGCCGCCATGAACCACTGAAACGACGCCGATGGGCAGCGCTCTAAGAGGGGACTTGATTTTGCAAGAGTTTTGCGCAATCAATGCTAGACTTCCGTTGGCGACTGCCGAAATAGTCGCGCTCGTCTTCCCCACGATACGGGGAATCGGTTGGTCCACGATACGGTCCAAAAGGCGAAGCCGGCCTCAATCGGGCTCACGTCATCACAACGAAACTGTGAAGAGGAACCATCATGGCTAGAACCCGTGCGAACGAGGATATTGAGCTGTCAGAAGCCGTCGAGGCGACGGAGAAGGAGCTATTTGCTGCGGCGATCGGCGGCGATCCTGCGGTGCATGACGACACCGGAGACCAAAGCATCGAGCACCCCGACAGGGGGCTTGAGGGCGACCCGGAAGACCTCCGCGAGGATGGCGACGAAACGGAAATCGAAGCCGCACCGGAAGGCGATGTGCCAGCAAAAGGCGACGAGGCTAACGAAGCTGCGGACGACAAGGAGCGGCAGAAAGAGGGGCGGAAGAAAGACCCGAAGACCGGGCAGTTCGTCAAGGCGGCTGAGGATGACGCCGCCGCCGGCGACGGTGTGCCACAAAAGGGCAGCGTTCCTCCAGCGCGATTGCGAGAGGCGACGGCGCGCGCCAAGGCTGCCGAGGAGCGAGCCAAGGCCGCTGAGACTGAGCGCGAGGCGGCCCGCGCAGAGCGCGAGCAGGAGCGGCAGGAGCGCATCGCGATCAAAGCGCAGATGGACCTTCTGGTTCATCAGCAGGCTTTGCGCGAGCAACCACAGCGGCGGCAAGAGACTCAGCCCGACGTTGAGCCGGATATGTTCGCGGAGCCCGATGCGTGGCGAGCATGGAACCGGCGCCAGACCGTGGCGATGGTCAATGAGGTTCGGCAGCAAGAGGCCCATGCGCGCGTCAACATGAATCTCGAACTAACGCGCGACACTCACGGCGACAAATTCGATGCGGCCTACCACGCCATCATCCAGGCGTCACAGCAGGAGCCAGAGGCCCGCATTGCCATCAACAAGGCGCTAGCATCGCCCAATCCGGGGCGAGAAATCATGCGGTGGCACCGCGAGCGCGAGACGTTGCGCGAGGTTGGATCCGATCCGACTGCGTTCCGTCAGAAGATTGCCGAAGAGACGCGCGCCAAGCTCCTAGCCGATCCCGACTTTCGCAAGGAGATTCTTGCCAGACTGCGCGAGGAGGGCAAGGGAGCGAGTCATGTCATCCGCGCTCCGATCCCAGCTAGGACGACAATCCCGAGCCTCAATGGTGCCAACGGTTCCGCGACCCTAAACGACCTGACCCAGGCCGCACTTGACGACCCTTCGGACGAAGGGGCTTTCAACCGCGCCCTCTCTTAATTTCGTTCTGCGCCTGGCACCGCTCGCTGGTCTCGGAATGAGTTGAGGGCAACTCATGAAGGGACTATGCGATGGCTTTGACAACCGCTCAAACCAACAACAAACTTATCGTCTTCCGCGAACAGACGATCAGGGAATACATCCGAGGCAATTGGTTCTCGCCCTACATGGGCAAGGGGATGAATTTCATCATCCGAACCGATATCAACCTCAAGAAACGCGGCGAGCAGATCAATATCCCGTTGATTGCGCGGGCCAAGGCACAGGCCCGCGGCGTCGGGGCTCTGGTCGGCAACGAAGAGAGCGTCGACAACTACGGCTGGCGTATGTGGGTCGACCTCGGCCGCAACGCCTTCGTGATCTCCGAGACGGAAGAGCATAAGTCGTCGATCGACCTCGTGGCGGAGTTCAAGCCCTTGCTGGACAATTGGGGCAAGGAGCTTCAGCGCGATGAGATGATCCAGGGGTTTTACGCGCTTCCATCGGAGTCGGCCCCCGCCGGCCTTGGTTCGGAGTTCGGGCAGCGGGTCAACGGTATTCTTTTCGATGCGGCGACGGCTGCGCAACGCAACACATGGCTCACAGACAACAATGACCGCGTGATGTTCGGCGACGCTGGCGCAAACACTGTGGCCGGCAACTTTGCATCATCGATGGCCAACATCACGACAGCGATGCGCGGCAGTTACGCCTCTCTGATCAAGATGAAGCGGAAAATGATGCAGGCCAACCCGCGCATCTATCCGTACAAGGACGATCAGAACAGGGGTCGCGAGTGGTTCGTTGTCTTCGCCGGCCAGGAAATCTTCCGCGACTGGGAAAACGACCCGACCATCATCCTCAATGACCAGCAGGCCCGCGCCCGTGAAGGCGACGGCATGAACAAGAACCCGCTGTTTCAGGGCGGCGATCTGCTGTGTCGCGGCATGATCCTCCGGCAGATTCCGGAAATGAGCACACTGCTCCCGACGTTCTATGTGACGGCAGGCGCCGGCGGCATCCGCACCGCTCCGGCGTTCTTCTGCGGGCGATCAGCGGCGGCGCTGGTCTATGCCAAGATGCCGCACCACACCTTCAGAAATGAGACCGACTATCAGCTCTATCGCGGGACGGGCATTTCGATGATCTACGGCATCGGCAAGATCGCGAAGAAGAACCCGGCGGGGAATTTAAAAGAGTGGGGCGTAGCCACACAATTCTGCTACGCACCGTCCGACACCTAACCTCACTGAGCCCCTGGGGGCGCTGCGATGGCGCCCCTTCACCCCTTATGCATAGGCCCAGGAGGCCAATCACATGCAACCGATGGACCCAAATCGAACCTTCCCGGCGCGCAATGACGGCACGAATGGAGTCAGCTTCCTCCGCGGATCCGTCAACTACAACGATGCAACCATTGCTACGGGGTTCCAGGTCGGAACGCTTCCGCAGTATGCTTTCATCCTCGACGTGGACATCGATGTCGAGGTGGTATTCAACGCCGTCACCACGAACGTCTTGACCTTTGGCACGACATTGGCGAACGCCAATGAGATCGTGAACGCCGCCGATGTTTCGGAGGCAGGAGTTGCTGACACCATTGTTGTCCGAGGGCGAGGGCGCAGTCTGACGGCCAGCGGTGATGTCGCTGTGTACGCGAAATTCACTCAGACTGGCACGCCTGCGACGACAGGGAAGGCGCATTTCTGCATTACGTTCGCCTTGCCAAACAGCAGCAACGTGGCATCGCCATAACAGGGCGCTGCTGATCGCGTTTCGCCTGCCTTATTCGTAAACAAAGGAGCTGAACACAATGGCTGACGAAGTGAAACGAGGGCCAGGGCGCCCGCCGCTGGCGAATCCGACGGCCCAGGAACCACCGGCAAAGAAGGATGATCCGGCGGCGCCGTCGCAGGCATCGAAAGAGGATGCCTCGAAAGGGGAGAAGGGCACGAACGTCACTTACGTTCCGCGCGAGGGTGACCCGGCCACGACGACTTGGCACGGGCATACATTCCGCGCTGGGAAACCGACGCGAGTTGTTCACCCAGAGCTTTTGGAGGCGGCGAAGACCAATCCGTGGTTCGAGGTCGAGGGGCACAAGTCTGCCTCCGAACAACCCCCCCCCGACGCGACGCCGACCGATCCAGAGAGCTATCGTCGCTATGCCATTGCGAAGATCAACACGGCGCCGAGCTCGGCTGAACTCAATGCGTGGTGGATTGGCGATGAAGGGAAGCGGCAGTCTCTCGGCGTCGGAAGCGAGGACGTGGAATATCTCAGCAAGCTCCTCGTCCCCCGCATGGCTGAACTGAAGAAGGCGGAAGCCTAACCGTGTCCTATACGAGAAGCGACCTGATTACGGAGGCGTTGGCAAATCTCGGCATCGTAAGATTGACCGATACCGGCGCCTCAAGAACTCGGGTCGACCTCATCAACAATGCGGCCGAGAGGCTTGGCGTCCTTGCCTCTGGGCAGACGCTCTCGGCGGAGGACAGTGCCAACATCGACCAGCACTTGGACCCGCTCATTGCGTATCTGAACACGCATGCGATCGTCACGATTCCGAACGCCAACGCCATCCCAGCTGGGATGTTTCTGGCTCTGGCCGATATGCTGGCCAACGAGGCAAAGGGCCACTACGAGAGCGACGGATTGGCTACCAAGCAACTTGAAGCGGAGGCCGATACAGCGAAATTGAGCCTCTATGCCTTCGGTGGTGCTCCGCTGGTCGATCGCAATCTCAAGGGCATTCTTGCCGAACTCGGCAATGACGACCTTGTATCGGTCGTTGACACGAGCGATATCCCTGATGAGTGGTTCCCGAGCTTGTCCTGGATTGTTGCAGATCGCGTCAAGGGGAAATTCCCGCTCATATCTCCTGACCGCGTAGCGATGGCGAAGGCTGAGGGCGCGGAGGCCGTCTTGACGCTCCGCAGGATCACGCGGGGACGACCGAGCTACAATCGGTTTGTGCCAGAATGGGTGTAGTCTGTGGCCGATATTCCCCTGCCTTTGTCATCGGCTCCAGGCCGATATCCTGGTGAGGGCGCGGGGCGCCTCGTCAATTGCTATGCGGAGGCACTTGGCGCAGAGGCATCGGCGCAAAGAGTGCTCCGCCGCAGTCCAGGTCTCGTGACATTCGCAACTTTGACCGCGGCGCTCTGCCGTGGGTTCATCGAGATCAATGGCACAGTATTTGTCGTAGTCGGGCAGAAGATGTTCACCGTCGCCCCTAATGGCACATTCACGACGGTTGGCGCGGTGGCAGGAAGCAAAAAAGTCTTCATGGCTCGCAACAACAGCGTGCCGACTCCAGATAAGGTTTTGGTGACGGAAAACGGAGCGTTCGTCTTCACTGAGTCGACGATCGTGACCTATCCAGATGCCGACCTTCCGCAGCCAGCGTCTGTGACGTTCCAGGATGGATATTTTTTCTTCCCGATCGCAGATGGCCGGTGCTTCGCCAGCGATCTGAACAGTACGGCGATCAATTCGCTTTCGGTAGTGACGGCGGAGAGCAAACCTGACGGGCTCGTGCAGGCCGTAGCGTTCAATAATCAGCTCCTTCTGTTCGGTCTCTACTCGACGGAGTTCTGGACGGACACAGCCAACACGCCTGGATTTCCATATTCGAGGTCCACGACCATATCGCGTGGTCTTGTGTCGTCTACAGCGATAGCCGGTCACGATAACGGCTTCGGCGGCCTAGGGTTGA